TCTTCCCCCAGCTTGAAGGAACCTGCCGACAGGTAGTTCAGGTCTTCCTTTACGTCCGCGTCGTTACGCAGCTTTTCGATTGCGTCCGCACTGGCGATGACCTTGAAGAATTCCCCTTCAGCCGTCGTAAACGGCTCTGCGAGCATTTCTTCGCGGAGGAAGCTGCCGAGACGATAAAGAGTCCGGAAGTTCAAATCTCCAGTCGGAAGATTGGTTGATGCACCAAACGTCGTGTTGATTTGCTGCATATCCCCAATCACATTTGAGTTGAAAGCCGTAGCAGCCTTCACCACATATTTGATGCCGCATTGATACTGCAACTGGTAGCGAATGTCTGCGTTGATGATTTGCAGAATCGTCTTCTCCAGAGCGATTTGCGCTTGCAGGTACGCATTTTTAAATGCAGTGCGAGCGGTTTTAACGCAAACACGCGGCCCACGTCCGCGAAGCGATTGGAGCTTGAACGAATATTCGGTCGAGCCGACATCGTCAGGAGTCGCTCCGGTTCCGCACATATTGATGTCGTCCGTAAATGCTGGCGCAGCAATGTTTTGTACGGAGTTCGGATACGCGATTTCCTGCACAACGCTGCGAACAGTGTCGGACACATTCGGGAGCGTCCCGCCTTCAAGCACGTTGATGTACGGACTCTTACGAGCGAGCGTCTTTGCGATTTGACCAACAATGCGGTTGGTGTCTTTTGCAGCGAAGTTGTTCGCTACTGCGATATCAATACAGTCATTAGGCATATGATTTTAAAGAAGTTAGAGAGTTGGAGGTTGTGTGCTCCGCTCGCGGATTTTGGCGAGACAAAGCGATGCCACCGATGGTGACAGTTTGGTTCTCGCCCACGGCACGCTTGGGCAGTTATTGCGGCCTGATTGCAGGTTTTGTTGACTCCTGCTAGTCGCTCCCATTCGGAGGGAGTGCGCCGAGCTATTTCTGGAACTAGCTCAAACCTCGATTGAGGTCAATAGGCTTTTTTGATGAATCGACAAAAAAATAACCCCCGCCCCAAAAAGGAGCGGAGGTTGATTTGCTTCTCAGCCTAGAACACTGGGATTGCCAAATCGATGTGCGGGATATGCCCACTGGCTTGTGCCATCCTGCAAAACGCCTCATCTCCAGTGAGTTCTGGTTGAGGCGTGAAGAATTGAAACGGCTTGCTGTCAACCGCTCGCGCAGGGAATGTCTTTATAATGTCCTGAAGCGCACTGCGATGGATGAGCATACAGTCGCTGCTAGTCCATTTTACACCTTCAATGCGATTCGGGAGGATGTCTGCCATTTCTGGGTTGATGGCTGAATCGGCCTTCAAGAGTCCGTTTCGAGGTGAGCCAACAAGCGCACCCACAACGGTTTTTCCAGCCGCAAACATTCGCTTCAAAACGTGCCGCTCTAAAATGTCATCAGAGAATGCTTTGGAACGCTCAACAAAAAGCCCGCGCAGCACTCCCGCTCGCCCAACAGCGGGCGTGTATTGCTCGCCGAGCAGGAAGAGCCACTGGCTTTCAGCTTCCTTGAGGAATCGGTCGCAGATGCTGTTTTTCGCGTCGTGAACAGTGTCCTGCGAGAACTCCCAATCAATCCGCAACCGCTCTTTTCCGCAATCAACAGCAAGAGCCAGCAATGCGATAAGCGTGCGCTTGCTCGCCTCATGCACCCAAGGAAGGCCCAGTGTGATTTCGCGCCCCTCCCAGTCCGGCGTGAATCGATTGTTGCCGCGCTCGGTTTTCGACTCGTTCAGCGCGAGTGATTTGCGCTTTCGCTCAACGGGCTGAGGCTCCGGCTCTGACTTCACTTCAGGTTCCGGCTCAGGCTCCGGCTGCGCCTCCGCAAGTTGCTCAGGAGCAGATTCCTGCACGTCGTCAAACGAGTCGGTCTCAAACGGGTTGAGGGATATCTCTTCGCCTTCCTTTAGGTCTTTTGTTTTCGTTCTGATTATTTTCATGGCTTTATTTATCTTTCAGCTTCACTGAGTCCTGCCTCGATTGCGTCAAGCGGATTCATGCTAATCCTTGAGGCAGAAGACACTTGCGGTTGAGTAACAACAGTGGATGCGTTTGACTTCGGCATCCGGCCCGCTCCGCTCACGGCTCCCATCCGCCCACGAAGTTGATTCAACTCGGCGAGCAGCGAAGCCTTTTCCTTCTGCTCGACCTCTAGTTGGTGCGTCAGAATGTGCGAGAGCGTCGCCGCTGCTGCAACCGTCGCCGCATCCTTCACCGTCTTCGGGTAGAGAGCAGACATATACTTGCCCTCCAAGTCTTTAACGTATTCGTTGTGTGAGTTGATTTTCGCAAGCTCTTCTTGAGAAGCATTTTGCGGAACTTCTTTGTATCTGAAGGCGGGAATGTCCTTGGTCAGTTCGTCAACGTGCTTCCAAGCCTCTTCGTGGTTTTTGTTAAAGTTCTGCTGGAACTCCTCCATCTTGTTTTTGTACCACCCGTCCGCATTCTGCTTTGCGTTTTCAATCTCGGACTGCATCTCAGCTTCGATGTCGTCGAGTTGCGCCAGTGCGTTTTCGATTTTTCGAGCGTCGAGGTAGGTCTCTTCGGAAGCAGCCAGCTTGTCGATGACGTTGGTTTTCCACCATGACAACGGAACCTTGCTCGGCCCGCCCACGTTTTGAATTGCGGTGATGGTCTCATCGCTCGCTTTCCACTTCTTGAGCAACCCGTAAATCCCTTGCGATGCCTTGTCGATTTGGTCAGAGAACTTCTGGCGGAATGATGGGTCATTCTGAATGTCGAACGTCGCCTTGAACTTTTTGAGTTCCTCATAGTCCTCCGGCGCAGTCGTTTGCGGTTGCCCCTTTTCAAGCTCCGCGATGCGCTGCCTAAGCTGTTCAGCTTCAGCGGCTTGCTTTTTGTATGTCGCAGCGGTTTCTCGGAGCCTCTGCCAGTTTGAGCGATTCTTCTCGCTCATACCCTCCGGCTCTGCAATCGCAGAAATGTCGTCGTCAGGCGTTTGCTGTTGTTGTTGCTGCGGCGTTGACTGCTGAGATTCAGCGAGCTTCTGAGCCTGTTCAGCAAGTCCTCCTTCCGACGTGTTGTCGCCTGACGCGCCAGAATTTGCTGACTCTTCAGCGTCTAACATCGAGTCGATGTGCGCCTCTAATTCGCCGATACTTGCTTCGCTGTCGAGATTGTCTCCGCCAAAATCATCTTCGGTTCCGTCCATAATTACATCTGCGCGTGTTTGGTTCCCCCGTCGTTGTCTTCATCCTGCGCTTTAAGCAGCCCCATGATAATATCCACGGCTCGCTCGTAGCCCTGTTTGTACTTTGCCTCCAAGGCTACCTCTTCAATGTTTGCGCCTAAAACAGGCGGGCACTGCGATTTAAGAAGCTCGATGAGCTTCCCTTTTGCTTTTGCGTTGTAATCGCGCAAAAGTGTTGTGTCTTCTGGTTTCCACATATGTGTTTATACTGCTGATGTTTGCGGTTTTGGCGGATTGGAAATCTCCGAAATGACTTGATTCTGCGATGGGCCGCTTTGGTTTGTATACGCCTCTCCGGCAACTCCTTGCATTGCTGCGCTTGGGCGACGCGGAGCACCTCCACCTCTTGGAGGAGCGGCTGCTGGCTCGATATCTGGCGGAGGCGGAACATTTTGCCCGCGCTGAATCTGTTGCGCGGCCAGCTTGTAAAGCTCCTTGAACGGCTCCAACTGCTCGCGAGGTGCTCCTTTGGCTTCGGCGTTTTGAATGTGCTGCGCGAAATGTCCAAAGGCCGCGACGAGCGGCATGATTCCCTCCGGCGGAAGTCCGTTTGGCGGAATGTTTTGAATCACCGGAGCGAGCTTCGCTGCCATCGTGTTGAGGTGAACCATGTCATTGTCGCGAGGAGAAATCGGGACTTCCTGACCAGCGATAATCGATTGCAACTCAATGATTTGCTGGCGAGTCGCTTCGATTGCAATCGCCTCAACAGAGTCTTTCGGAAGGATGACTTCGTTTGCAATCGTCTCGCCCAGCTTGCGCGTCCAATCCAGCTTCATCAGCTTGTCTTGGTCGATGTTCGGATTGCCCATGTACTTGGTAATCATCAGGTCGAGAATCTGTAAATCCTGAGCCGTCGTATCTGGGTTCAGTTCAGCCGCTGGCGAGAATGCCATGAGCAAAATGTCAGACGGAGGCAGGTTGCGCTCCATCATCTGGTAGCAGCAGTTGACCGCATCTTCGTCGAGATGGCGCGGGACTTCAAACGCCACAAGGAACGGAGGCATCTGCATTGAAGACTGCTCAAACGCATCGACGACTTCGCGTCGTGCCCAAACAGCGTTCGGGTCAACCTGCCGTGCTAGGTCAACCTTGAGCTTCAGGTCGGCTGCTGCCTTGATATGCTCAGGATGAGCAATCCCGCGCTGCATCCGCTCGACAGCGAGTGAGAACTGCCGCGAGAAGCGCGTCAGGATGCCCTCGCGAATCTGATTTTCGATGGAGGCGATGCGATTGATTTCCGAAGCCGTCTTTGGGTCGCCTTGATTCATCGCTGACGACGGCAAGAACGTGCCAATCTGGATTTCAGCGAGTCTCGACTGGAAGTTGTCGAGCATGATGAAGTCTTGAATGTCGGCAGGAGGCGACTGGGGGATGACTTCGTAACCTTCTGAAACGATTGCGATTGGGTTGCTAACCGTGAGAGGAGCAATGTTTGGCTTTGCGAGCGGCCCCTTTTTTAGGAGCAGCAGAGAGCGCACTAAAGTGTTGTCAACTACAAGGTTGCGCGACTTGTCGATGGCAACGTGCGTGTTGTAAAGGTCGCGACCGACACCGCGAGAAGACATCAAGTTGCCGTTCCCGATATCAACAGAGAAGAGCGCGAGCGCGTCCGACATCTTTGCGTAGCGGTCAAGCTGAGTGCAAATTTCGTCGCCCGTTTTGTCGTCAACGAGGTAGCGGGAGACGCGCCCATGCGGCTCACGAACAACGACTTCGCCCAAGTCAACGTACTTTGCGTCCGACTCGTAGGAAGCCCCGTAACTGCCCTCGCGAATCCAATCCTCTACCCGCCGAGCGTCGTCGTCGCTATTAAGCGAGCGTCCAGTGGGAGTCGCGCTGTTGATGGCTTTGATGAGGTTTTTGAGGTGCCATCCCGCCATCACCGAAATGTCCGGAACCTCCAGCACGGGCAACAACTCCGCAATGAGATACCGACGCTTGCGTGCAAAAATCGGCGTCGCATCAGCCACTTGCGGCTGCTCGACGGAGAAGAAAACGTAGTCTTGCCGGAGGAAGTCGGGCTTCCAGTCGCGTAAATCGTCCCAAATCAACGCACAATAACCAAAGACCGTGTTTTCATGCACAACCTGCGCCACAAGGTCATCAAAGCCGCGCCAAGACCGAATGCACTTGGTTATCTCTTCGCGGAAGATTTTCGTTTTACGCTCCGAGTCAACCGACTCAATAGGGTACTTCGCAAACGTCAGGGAAGCAGCCTGTTCCACCGTCGCCTTGAATGGTGCCTGAACGCGGCCAGCCATCGTCGAGAGGAATCCGGTCGGGCGATTGCTGCGCCAGTTTTGGCCCATGCTCTCCAGCTTCTTCGGCTCGTATGGAGTTTCGTTGTTTAACTTCTTCTGAATCAACTGGTTCTTGCGGTTGCGCTCCAAGTTCTGCTGTTTCAGGCGTTTATAAGCCGAATACGCCTGAGCAGCGTCGCGGAACGTGCGTCGAACCTTTAGCGTCTTTGGGTCAACGGTATCGTTGCTGTCGTTCGTTTTGTCGCTGACATCAAGACGCAGCCCACGCGGCCTATCCCCGACATTTTCAATGCGAGGTGCTTTGTCCGCGAACTTGTCCGTTATGCTTGGGTCGAAGGGTTTTGCTACGTCTGCCATATCGTTATTGGTTGAGCCAGCACGCTTTAGGAAGCGGACTTGCAGGATTCAGGAAAGCGGTTTTGTCGAGCCAAACAGCGGTGCGGTTGCAGTGCCGCATGACGTTGCACGCTCCAAGTCTTTTGCTCGTCGTTGTGTCCCTCGCGGAGCGGATTGCAGCCGTCGTTCGCTCGACCGCATTAATGCAACTTCCGCATCCGCTCTTCCACTTCACGTTGTGGTCGCACCGCTTGCAAATCTCAGCCCGCGCTTCTGCGACGCCCGCATCAACCCCAAGCGGTTCATTTTGCTGGTTGATTATTGAGGCAGACCATGCTTGCAAATCGTTAAGCAATGCTGGCTCGGCTACTGGCGAAGTAAGTGGACGCTGTAAATGCTGCTCTGTGTCATAAAAATGACAAAAATAAGGCCAGCGCAAACAGAAGTATTCGTGAATCTCAGGCTCAACGTCTTTGTACGGAATGCCATTCTCTGCGCGATACGCCTCAATCACGCTCACAAGATGCTCCACTGAATCTCCGCGCAGAATCACATCCCCTTCTGGGAAGTGAAACCCGTTTGGTGGAATCATTCCTTGAATCAGCTTCATAACACAAACTCATGCAAGCACTTCGGGCAAATCGTCGTATCTTTCTTCGGCTTTTCCTCTTTAGGCTCAGGCACTTCCGCTGGCGAGCCAATCATATCCGCAATCTCCTGCTCTGTGAATCCGACGACCGTCTTGAACGATGGGTCTGCCTCCAGAATCGCATCGAGTTCCGAAGACAGAACGTCGTCGTCCCACGCCGAAAGCTGCGCGAGTCGGTTGTCTGCGATGGTGTACGCCCGAATCTCGGCCTCAGAAAGGCCGGAAAGCCGGATGCATGGAACCTTTTCGAGACCGAGTCGGCTCGCTGCGAGAGCGCGACCATGACCAGCCACAATCCGGTTGTTTTCATCAACGAGGATTGGCACCGTCCAGCCGAATCGCTTTATGGACTCCGCAATGAGGTCGATTTGCGAATCGGTGTGTGTGCGCGGGTTGAATGCGTAACGAGTTAACGCAGACAGGTTTGTTTCTTCGACTTGGTATGGCTTCTTTTTGCTCATTCGACAGAGTATTTATGACGCGCCCGCTTCAGTCCGGACGGGAACTTGATTGCTTCGCTCGTAAACGACCGCTCACTGAATACCACTCGGTTCGTCGGCTGACTAGTAAATCTCCCATTGTCAAGTGCCGCGAACACGAATTCTTTCGACTGCTCCGGCTCGTCTGAAAACCCGTCGTTGAATGGGGCAGCGGTGAAGACGTACTCGCCTTGAAACTTTCGGTTGCCGCACTGAGCGACGAGCGGGAGTCCGCAGAGGTAGGTGTACGCGATGGTTGAGAACTGCCAGCCGTAGCATCCCCACTCCTGCGATGCGCGTGGCCCCCATCCATCAACGGGACGCTCTCGGCTTGCGAGTGCGTGCAGCGGAAGCCCCCTGTAAATGGCTCCGCTCTCAAGCATCACCGAGCATCCCCACATCCTTGCTGGCGTGGATGTTATTGCGAACCAAACCGCAGGGATGAATCCCTGTGGTTTGATGTGCGTGAATCGCGAGTCCACCCAAACGTACTGATGCCGAGGGAGTTCCCCAGCGAACGTGTACATCATTCGCTTTCTTCCTCTTTATCAATGATTTGCTGAGTCGCTCTAATCAGTTCGGATGCAATGCATTTCAACAAATCAGCATCGAATGTTTTTTGTCCGATGTTGACAGCGACGCTTGCCTCTCCATTAGATGCTTTGGCGCAGATAGTTACAACAGCATCCAAGTTTTGGCTATGTAACACAAACTTCGCTGCATCGCGCATGATTTTCTGCGCAGTCTCAAGCTCATGGGGCTGTTCTTGGCTCTCGCTTGCGGACTCTTTGTGATGGTACGCACCGTTGATACCATCCGGCAGGTGCTGCGTGCCATCAAAGTCGTCGCAGTCGTCGAACTCGTTGAGTGGTCTGCTTACCATTAAGCCTCCTTTTGGAAAACGCCTGATGGCAACATCTTGCCTTTGCGGTTGCGTATCTGCTCCCATGCGGCACCAAGGCAAGACTGCAAGCTAAAGCCCTCAAGGTGAGCAACATTGATGAGGCAGACCGTTATGTCTCCAATCGCGTCGGAGATTGCATCACGGTTGAACGCCGCTGCAACGCCATCGGACTTGCCCGCCCGCATGAGCGCATCGGCAAGCTCGCCGACCTCCGAGACGGCTTTCATAAACTGCGCGAGACTCGTCGAATGCTCGTAAATGCCGCGCTCCTCAGACCACTGCCGGACGGCAGCTTCAAGGTCATTTAATGTCATGGCGTCGAATGTCGTATTGGTTTTCCGGCGAGCAAATCCACGCCCCCTTGCCTCCCGCGTACTCGACAAACTCGGTGACTCCACCTTCGGATTTTGCGACTGCGAGTATAACTTCGACTGCTTTCCTTTTGCCCCTAAACGCGACTTCGACTTCGCGTCCGTTTCGTTTGACGTAGTACATTGTCTTGTAATGGTTTGTACAGGGTAGCCTCCCATAATTAATCCACGATGTGCCAGTCTTCGGAGAGCATATCCGTCTGTGAGGCAAGCCAACCGCTGAGGACAATCATTCCCGACACAATTTGCAGATGCATCCCCTTGCCGTTCCAGCCAGCGCGTGCAACGCGCTTGCCAAGCTTCATGGCTTCGATGGCCGCTCCGAACGTAATCCCCTCCACTAGCCGATACGCCCTCTCAAAAACCTCCTTGGGACTCCAAGAGATGTAGCCATCGAAGTCGGAGTGGTTTGGCGTTCCGCCATCCGTATATTCGACGAGATAGCCCTCTTTTGCCGAACTCTCGTCTGGTGGCATTTTCCAGCCGCGCAGGTCGTTGTACTCGCCAAGCGTCATTGGCTTGGCGTTAATAATTTTGGTGCCGATGTATGTATTCATGTTTTGGTTGGCCGTACTCTCCGACCTGTCACACCACTCTTATGCGTCGCCATCGGCATTACCCGTGACCGCGAGCGGCAGGTGTCGCAAGGTTTGTTACGCGAGGGCAGGTTCGGGTTTCGCTGTCGTAACTTCCTCAACGAAAGCGTTTACCTGCGCGACGAGTTGTGTGTCGATGTGCGTTTCGGCGAGCTTCTTAAGCAGCGTAACTGCCTGAGCGAGACGCGCTTTCGGCCCTTTGCGAACAGCTTTCCGACCTTTCGGCGCGAGCAACTCACAAGCCTTTTCAAAACCGAGCGCGTGCAGTCGCGTCCAGTTTGAAACAGTCACGCCGGAGATTCCGTACTTTTGTGCAATCTCGGCGATGGTTGCGGTTTTTCTAGCTTCAGCGACGGACTCAACTTTCGCCCACCGCTCCTGTAGTTTTTCGATTCTGGTCATATATTTATGTCGTCAGTTGACGAGCACTGCTTATGCACTGTTGCGCACCGTGAGTCAACACGCTAATCGCTGAAGTCCACGAAGATGTTTGATTCATCGATGACGGAGCGATGCACAAAACGCTCTGTCTGAGGCTTTTCTTTAAGCATTCTCTGCTCGACTCCAAATCGATGCCGGACGAGATAAACCAACAGAGATAGCGAATCGAGCGCGTCGGGCGATGGTCTGCGTGTTCTTTTGCAGTACTCCTCCTTGCTTTCTACGCGGACAAGCCCAAGTCCCTTTTGTTTGTATCTGCGTGCAGTTGCCTGACTTACAAGGTCGGCGGAAATGTGACCGTGCCGGATTTTGAGGTACTCGAACTCGACCCAGCGTGCGACGCCGAAGACAAGCTCCGTGACAACTCCGTTGTAAAGCTCTGATGCCGAGCGACTATCGTCGGCGAAGATTGGTATGTCGGAAGCCGCGCTGCTGAAGTTCAGGCCCATTGTGTCCTCGCCGAATCGCGAGCAGAGCACGTCGTGGATGCCCGCTCCGTTGCCCGTGCGGTCAACGATGAGGCCGGATGGCGCGATTTTCATCTCGCGACAAAAGGCCGCGATTGCCTCGGCCTGTTCGAGCGTCGGCTTTTTCGGGAAGGGCATCTGCGCGTCGAGTTGCAGCACGTTGCGCGGCCCATCCGGAAACTCTTTGAACGTGCCATCCAGCCCCTTCCAGCCGTCCGAAAGCCCGTAACGACCGTGAGAGCACATCACCTTGTCGTTGCCCTCCAGAGCCAAGTCGAACGCCGCCAACGGGACGACAGGGCCGATGAACCGCACGATGCCCATCGCCTTGTCCATGAGGTTTGGGCCGATGATTGCCATCGCCGCGCCCTCCTCCGGAAACCAGCCTCGAGCCATCGTCATCGCCTCAGCAGTGTGTCCCCGCTTCATGTACGACATAAAGCCCTCGTAAGTCTGTAGACCGTGGTGGATTATGCGCCTCTCGACTACGTTTTCGCAACGTGCGGCGTCGAGGCGCAGGACGTGGAATCCCATGCCGGACTCCCACTCCCAGTCCTCCTCACAATCGACGCTCCCCCAGCCCCGCTCCGGCTCGCAGCGTTGGCCGAAGTCGGAGGTTCGGTCTTTGGGATTGCTCGCGGCGAAGATTTTGACGCGGTTTCGGTCGTGCTTTAAATCGACCGTGGAGAGGATGTTGTTGATGCCCTCCCAGACTCCCGCCGGAATCTCCTCAGCCTCATCGAGGACGACGTGGGTGCGGCTCAAACGCCCCCAGCGCGGATGCTCCGGCCCAGACCTCGGCGACGGATGGAACCCACGCAGCGTACCGTGCCCGCTCTCGCCCCTTGGGATTGCGACAAGGTGGATGCCTTGCTTGCTGTCTGCCGTGACCTGCAACGACCCTTGCAGGTCGTCCGCAACCTCGGTCAGCGGGCGCACCAACGCGCTCCGGTGAAAGTTGCGGATGGACGCGAATATGTTGCGCTCCGCGTGCTCCCGCGTCAGCGAGACGACCTTGATTGCTGTCCACGCAGGGTCTCGATACCAGTCGAGGTAAAACCATGCTCCGGCCCCATACGATTTGCCCATCGCTCCCGCCCCCTGAATGAGGAGCTTGTCGTGCTCAAACAGGCAACGCCAAGTCTCGCGAGATGAGAGCGGAGTCCAGTCGTATGCGCTTGAACCCCAAAGGATTGTGGCAGCAGCCTCAAACTGGTCGTTGTTGAGCAGTGCCATAACGTACTGCCGCACAACGTCTTCGGCTTGTTCAAGCGTCAGTCTCCTTTGTCCTCGGAGCGTCGAGAAGTTCTGCAGGATGATTCCGGCAGCGTGAAGGATGCCGGACTCCTCATCGGCCTCAGCAGCAGCACGGATGCGTTCGGCAGCGGCCAGTGCGCGTTGGACGGGCGTTATCAATTGAGGAACAGCGGGGTTTGTGGCCCAACGTAGGCTTGGAACGTGTTGAATTCCAGATACTCAACGGCTTCGTCCCAGTCCATGCCTCGCTCGACAAGGCACTCGATGCAAAGCAGCTTGCTGTACACTGCGCGAGGGGGCGGGCCGATGATTGGGTCTCCGTCGAGCCAGCCAACGAATGCCCCGTCGAGTCCGTCCGCGAGCAACAACTCGACTTCCGCGTCTTTGCAAAGCCGTTCAATCTCTTCGCGAGTCATTTTATGCATATGCAAGAAACTCAAGTCCAGTGCCTTGGATGGATGGCAGCTTGCCGTCCGGCCCGTAGATGCCCGCTCCGGCGGGGATGATTTTGTCGGGAGGCTGCGCTGAACCCATCGTCCCTGTGGGGCCGGAGCGCGGCAGCGTTTTGGGGGCGAGCACTGCAAGTCCGGCAGGAGCTTGAATACCAGTGTATTTTGCTATCAGGTTGATTTCCATAAAGTTGGTGGGATTGGCGGGAATCGAACCCGCGACCAAGCGATTATGAGTCGCACGCTCTAACCTCTGAGCTACAATCCCTTAAGTTTTTGGCGTCGCCATCACCTCGGTCAGGCTCGGCGTTCCGGAGCGCGGCTCGACCTTGTACATGGACAAGTCCATCGGTGCCTTTGCGCTTCCCGAAATGACCTTTGGCTCAACGATTTCCGCTTCGAGCCACTCCTTCGGCGGGCGACTGTTGCGACCGTAGAGTTCAAAGGTGAGGTTGAGTTTCTCGTTCTCGACTTGGAGCTTCTCCGGCGCGAATTCGCCAGCGAGCTTGGCGTCGGCGAGGAGCGCGGCGAGTCGGTCGAAGGTCGCCTCAACCGTGCCATCGCCCTTCCGGACGATTTTGGTAGGTACGCTTCCCTCAGCCATTTGCCGGAGCAGGTCACGCTTCTCGTCGATTGCCATGAGCGACCGACAGTTGACCTCCTCGCGTATTTGCTGAATGCGTTCGCGAATCTCAATTCGCTTTGCAAGTTTGCATCCGTTGACGCGGGCAGTTGTCGCTTTGACGTGAGGCTGCACGCGTAGATATGCAGCTTGCTGGTCTAGCCCTTCAGCAATGCCCCAAGCGAATCTTTCGTGGAGTCTGTTAGTCAATCGGCCCACGTTAGTCGGTTGCGATTAGTTTTGCGAATGTCGTAAGTCACTTGTCTTGTGCAATCTATGTATACTCAGGGGAATGAGCTTGACATTTCAGGCTCATCCCCCCTTGTATAATCCCCCCTGTGGGTCTTTTACTCAGGCTGCGAATCTACATCGCATGAAGCATCAGCAGAGCATGAGGATTGAACATCGCACGATGGCTCGCTCGAATCTGCTGCTTTCTGTTGCTCCTTAATGATGGCATTCTCAATCGCCATCATTCGCGTCGTGAGGATTGCGCTCAAGAGCGGTGCGTCGTTCTCTGGCTTCTCGTCGATTCGCTCAACTGCCTCATCGAACGAGTTTTCCAGACTAATCCATGCGCCGGAGTCGATGTGGACAATGATGGTCTTCTTCTCCTCGGTGAAATCGCCAACGATGAGAAAGTACCGAATCTTGCGACGAGTGTTCGATGCGAACACTTTATCGAGGATGTCGAGCTTACTTTCGTGGGGCTTACTTGCAAACGCTTCAGGCTGCGATGCTTCCGTTATTAGTGTATCTTGTTCTTCCATTATCTTTTGATTTTGAACAGCTTACAAAGCTGCTTTCTGTGTTCTGCTTTGATTCCGAGAGATGTTGGGCGCGACCCATCCCGTGAGATTGCGAACTCAACAGGCACTTCGTGCTGGTTGAGAAACTCAATTGCCTCATGGTCAGGGTTTTCCACCTTCGTCCCCTCGAAATGCATTGTAAGTGTCTTGCCGCGATTGATATATGCGAGCTTGACCCTATCCGCTCTTTTTGCCGTTGATGGGAGGTATCGGACTTCTACCTCGTCAAGGAACAATGTGTCCATATTCGTGTTCTATCGTTTGATTTTTTTATGACAAGTTTTTTTGTTTACAACAGCGGAATCTGGTTCGGGTCAACTGGGGGTGACTTATGCAAACTGATTTGCTGCGCTATTTCTTTTTGCAATTTGCTTATTTCTAGCTGCTTATTCTCTATCTCGTCTTCGATTTCTGCCATCGCAATATCAAGCTCATTTAACTCCCACTGGAATGCTTTCAGTTCCTTCTTGAGCGATTCAAGTTTCTGCTCCTGAAGCGTAACGCACGCATCTTCAATGCAATGCGCCAGAATCCTTTCGTCACCAAAGACGTAAACCATTGCGCCAACGGCATCTGCGCGGCACTTGATGTGCGATGACTGCCTTGTCCAGTTGCCATGCTTCTCTCCATGCCGTTGCCCCCAAACGGGTTCAACGCATAGCACATTCGATTTCAAGTTTGATGATTGCATATTCCTCTGCGAATAATGACTTTACATGGTCTATCTCTTCTTGAGTCATATAAAACTCAATGTTTTCCAGAATCCGGTTGGCTGCTTTCGCAATCTGAACCGTTTTTTTGTTTTGTTTCTTGCTCGTTTTCATTTTGGTAAAGGTGTGGGGCGCAGTCTCTTGATACGCACTTCCAGTCTCCGCATGGGCCAAACTCGTCGTGGTCAGCTTGCCACTCCATGAGGTCGCCGCACTTCACGCACTCCGGCCCATCGGTGTCTTCCGGCACATCTGTGAGCCATCTGTCGAGCCATCGAGGGTCAAAACTCACGGCTGCACCTCCTCCCATTTGCCCAGCGTGTGGAGAAACGCCTCTGCGCGTTGGCGTGCGGTGGCTTTTGCGCAGGATGGCTGAGTGTC